ACGATACTGGTAGGCGTGATTCTGGGTTATCCAACCAAGATTGGACCCGACCAGTGCGGGAAATAAGTTGTGTCATTAAAATAAATCAGTTAAAGTGGGTAGTTTATAATTCGGTCCTTTCAGAACCTTTCCGTCTTCTCGATATATTGGTTTGCCGTCTTCTCCTAGCTTAGACATATTACTTTTATGTACTCTATCTAATGCTTCATCTAAAAACCAACCCATGTTCTCGGCATATTGATAACATACATATACTAGATCAGCTAGTTCTTTTAATGTTTCTTCTTGTGCGTCAGGGTGTTCTCTAAATAAAGAGCCCTCAGCTTCTAAGAATTCCTTGAACTCTTCAACAATCAGATTTTTCTGACACGACCTCGTGGAACGATCCGGTGAGCTCTTCAGTTGGTACTTCGTACGGAATTCCTTGGCTTGCTCGGAAATAAAGGTCTTTTTCATGGGTGAGTTCGTTTTGTAGGTAGTGGATTGCTTTTTCTAAGTCTTGGATTTTACTATCTTTAAACCCTGCTCTGCAAATATACTTGATAGCATTACCGAGGTGAAAGTTTAATCCTTGTTCCCTAATAAAATCCCAAACATCGCTGGAACCTCTTTTATAGTAGGTGGGACCGTTGGCCATTTGTCTATTAAATTGGTGATTGAATTACCTAATACAAAGTTCTGACGTTGTAATGCAATGAATACAGTAGCAAAGTCCTTAATGTTAACATCGTCACGTTCTAATGCAAGTTCAAGTTGTCTTAACTTTAGATCTTGATCCATTGTCAACTTTGTAATCGGAGGTGGGGGACCAGAGAATGGGTTCTTTTTTGTCGAAGTCATAATCATCTACTGTTAGTATACGTGCAAGTCGAGCATTTGTAATGGCAGTTAAGGCTGTGTAGCCTTTTTCGTCATACATTCCAACTAAAGTTTCCCAACTATAGCCTTTTGATTCGAAGATTGTAGTAGCTCTTTTGACTCCAATCCCTGGTACTCCACTATAACCATCTGTTTGATCCCCAGCAGCTGATTGAATTAGATGCCATTTAGCACCTTCTTCTTTACTGACTGTGAATAACTCATCAAAGTTATATAGTTTTCCAGGTATCTGTCGCATGTCCTTATCAGGAGACACAATACAATTCCCTGGGTATTTTGTAGCGTAGATACCCATGGTATCATCAGCTTCGAGTGTAGGTTTAATAATAACCTTGTACTCTTTCTTCAGTTCGTTTATAACACGCTTGTATCCACAAGGTTTTTTACGATTTCTGTGACCCTTATATTCGGGTAAAATTTTCTTTCTAAAATTCTCACTGTCTGAGAAAAATAGTATTACATCAGAGAATGACCCAAATTTGTTTTTAATTCTGGTAAGTTCTCGATCTGTGGCATTGTATGCGTCGCTAAAATTAGAAGTGACAACGATAATATCATTACCGAAATCAAGTTCAGTCTCGACAGCAGCACAGTTTTTGTAGACGATGAAGTCTGCATCTATTAATAATTTCATATGTTAGTGGGTGTCAGCCCATGAGGCTCCGTCTTTTGCTTCAGCACCTACGGGTATTCGCATATTGTAATACTCGCCTGCTTCAGCAGCGGAGAGAACAAGAAGAGATTTGAGATCATCAACATGTTCTGGCTCTGATTCAAACTGCAACTCGTCATGAATAAAAGCGAGCTGGTTGCAGCGTAAACCCATTTCTTTGATATGGTCATGAGTGGTAACCATCCATTTCTTAGCTATTATTGCAGCCGACCCTTGCAATAGGTAGTTTAAAGCCTTATGTCCTTTGTCAACGAGGATACGCCTGTGGTCCAATCCCAAGACATAACCCCTCTTACTAGCTTTTTGTACGCCTTCCAAAAGCTCTTTAAGCCCCGGTATGGCATCAACATAAGCTTCACGTATTTCTTTTCCCTTCTTTCTTGCCTTGTTCTCGGAAAGCTGTTTGTCATAAGAGTGTCCAATTTTAATATCGCCTGCCCCATAGAGGAAGGCATAAGTTACTGTTTTAACTTGCGACCTAGTGATTCCAATCTTATCAGCATTTGTCTGGTGAATGTCTCCGGTGGTAAGGATTTTAGCATATCTTCCGTTGTCAAATCGTGCGAGATAGTGAGCAAGCATACGTAGCTCAATCCCGCTAAGATCAGCAGCAGCCAATCTTTTACCTGGAGTAGCAATAAATAAACGTCTGAACCTTTCATCACTTGGAACCTGTCCGAGATTTGGAGTACGGTGTGCACATCTAAATGTAGATGTAGCTACCGAACAATGGTGATGTATCCTAGATTTCGTAACAAGCTTCTGCCATGCGTTCACGCCTTCTGATATCATCCCTAACTGCTTCGTCAGATCCAATAGTTTCAGAAAGCTCAGAGCAATATCCGTCCCAAGTTCTTTTAAGACGGTCTCGTCTATAACTGCCTTCCCTGAGTTCGTCAGTGATGAAGGTGTCCAGCCATAATGTGTCTGTAAGATCCATGATATGTGATCCCTACTAGTGGGATTAAATTCCTTTAATTTTGTTAGTGGACATCCTTCAACATATCCTGTTCTTTTATTAGATCGTTTAGGAGTAAATTCTGTTCCTTTAACGAAAGGGTACCTGTTTCGAAGTACTTGAGTAGTGTCTTCATACTCTTTTCGGAGAGTAGACTCAAGTGTCCGTGCAGCTTGTTCATCAAAGTACCATCCATGGATTTGTTGTTGGGTAAGGATTTCTGCTACCTGATGTTCTAACGTGATCCATTCAGGTATGGTAGGAAATGATTCCATAGTTTTGTAGTTACAGTGACGTCTTGAACGCAATAGTCCTCCATTTCTTGAGACCACTTCTGCCAGTCAGTAGTTTGACCAAAGTTTCCTTTGTATTCATTTAACCTGTAACCGTAGGACTCAAGGGAGTGGCGTCCATATAATTGTAGTGGCATGTGATTCCATGCGTGTCTTTTATCTATGTCGAGTAGATTCGGATGATAAAGCCTAGATAAAAGAAGAGTATCAACAATGATGCCAGTGGGATTAAACCAAGGATATATAGACTTGATGATAGGGATATCAAAACCCACGATATTATGACCGATGATATAATCAGCCATTTCGAGGTATTGGACTGCTCTAACCACAGGGCTAGACATCCCTTTGCCAGGGCATTCATCGTTGTAACTATCTGTGTAATTCTCTTTGACATAATTAAGTACAATACAGTGGATGTGGGTAGCATTTTCAAGTAGACCGTTTGTTTCTAGGTCGAATATTATTGGTCCTATCCCACTTGTAGGTTTTGTCAACGAACTTGGCCTTTTCAATTGCTTCTTGCGTAGGTGGGTTAGGTTTAATTAATCTATCGCGTTTATCTCTCCATTCCATGATAGGACTTTTAGAAGTATGTTTATACCATGGATGTTCATAAATACTACCTTCAAAAATCCGTGGCTGGGTTGAAAACTGGTGGTTCCGTAGCTTCATGTTCTGTAAATCTGCAAGTATTTAAATTGTAGTTGAGCGTTCCGCACGTACCTGTCTCGCCTGAATAACGATTCTTAAGGATTCGCACAGTCGTAGGACTTCTGCCTCCTTCACTTTGCTGATCGACTTCGAGTCCAACGAGATTATCGCTGATTTGAGCAATAGAATGAGATCCTCTAAGCTGTGATAGCGACACAC